GAGGAATATACCGTTATTCCTCCTCAAACTTTGAATGAATTCTGATGAAATGCCTTGATAAATAATACATAATTGCTGTATTTTTGTGCCTCTAGAACGGGTAAGCCAAGGATTTAAAGATATTAGCATGTCATTTAAGATTAACCCCTTAAATGACGACTTAATTGCGATTAAAAATGCAAGTGCTATATCAAGATCCATTAGAAATATCGTTTTTACTGTTCCAGGAGAGAAGTTCTTTCAAGAAGACTTTGGTTCTGACATAAGTCAATCATTATTTGAGAACTTTGATGATCTTACTGCCACAACAATACGTGATCAAATTGAATCTTCTATTGAAAGATTTGAACCAAGGGTAAATTTACGTAATGTGAAGGTTAATCCTAATTTTGACCAAAATCTTTTTAATGTCATCATTGTTTATGATATTGTTGGAGCAGATATTCCTCCACAAGAATTACAGTTTGTATTGCAGTCAAATAGGTAAAGATGCCACTCGCTAATTACGCTAACTTAGATTTCGATCAAGTTAAAACAACACTTAAAGATTATCTAAAGTCTAACTCCAACTTTACGGACTATGACTTTGAAGGGTCGAACCTTTCAACAATTCTTGACGTATTGGCATATAACACTTATATCTCCTCATACAATGCAAACATGGTTGCAAATGAGGTTTTCATTGATAGTGCGACTTTAAGAGAAAATATAGTTTCTTTAGCAAGAAATATTGGATATGTTCCAAGATCAAGAAAATCTGCAAGAGCAGTAGTTAGTTTTTCGGTAGATACTTCTAATATTACCCCCACACCAGCAACTCTAACCTTACATAAGGGAATTGTTGCAACATCATCGGGATCATTTGGCAATACTTCTAATAATTTTTGCATTTTAGATGATATTTCAGTCCCGGTGTTCAATAATATTGCAAACTTTAATGATATTTCGATTTATGAGGGAACTTTACTGAGTTCTAACTTTACATACAGCACTAGAGTCCCTAATCAAAAGTTTATTTTACCAAACACTGGTGTTGACACCTCTCTTATTTCCGTAACGGTCAAAAATAACGAAAATTCATCTGCTTCGACAAAATACTCAAATCAAGATAGTTTATTTGATATTGGTGGAGATTCAAAAGTATATTTCCTTCAAGAAATTTCTGATGAGAGATATGAACTTTTCTTCGGTGATAATATTTTTGGCAAAGCTTTAGAGGAAGGTAATTATATAACTGCGAACTACATTGTCAGTAATGGTGACTCTGGAAATGGAGTTTCCTCATTTACATTTTCTGGCAGACTATCATATACAAGGAATTCTATCACATATAATGTCACGGATGGTATATCCCTCATAACAACCGATCTAGGCGCTTCTGGAGGCGATACAATCGAGTCTGTGGAGTCTATTCGTAGGTATGCCCCAAGGATCTATGCATCGCAGAATAGAGCACTTACAGCAGATGATTATGAAACCCTTATTCCAACAAGGATCTATCCCGAAACAGAATCTATTTCTGTATTTGGCGGAGAGGAGTTAGTTCCACCTCAATATGGAAAAGTGTTTATTAGTATTAAACCTAGAACCGGTGATTTCTTACCAAACTTAATTAAACAAAATATTAAAAATAAGTTAAAGAGATTTGCAGTTGCTGGAATTGTTCCAGAAATACTTGATCTTAAATATTTGTACATTGAGATCGATTCAAAAGTATACTACAATACAAATAAAGCGCAATCGGCCGCGTTTGTATCATCAATGGTTCAAACCAATGCAAATAAGTATGCAGAATCAACAGAACTTAATAAGTATGGAGCAAGATTTAAATACAGTAAGTTTTTAAAAATTGTTGATGATAGTCATGAGGCAGTCACTTCAAACATCACTACTCTTCGTATGAGAAGAGATTTAAGAGTTATTCTTAATGGTTTTGCGGAATATCAAATTGGATTTGGTAATAAGTTTCAAGTAAAAGATCCTGATGGATTTAATATCAAAACATCTGCATTTAAAATTGATGGAATCTCTCAAGATGTTTACTTAGGAGATTTACCAAGACCTGACAGAGAAACAGGAACTCTTTTCTTCTTTACTCTTCCTAATGTCGGATCACAATCACCATCAATCGTTAGAAGAAATGTTGGATTCATTGATTATATAAATGGTGTTATCACAATTAATCCGGTTAATATCCAAGGTGGCATGATAAAAGATGGACAGACAATTATAGAGATTGAAGCAACACCTAGTTCAAATGACGTTATCGGATTACAGGATCTTTATTTGCAACTAGATATAAGTAACAGTAATTTTGAAACTGTTGTGGATGAAATTTCTTCGGGATTAGATCCTGCAGGATCTAGTTATATTGTAACTTCAAGTTATCCAAATGGTAATCTAGTAAGAGAAGGTGGAAGAGGATCTGTTGTAAGAACTTCTACACCCACCACAACAACTTCTAGACCTACTACTACACCAACCACAACAACATCCGTACCATCAACTACCGTTAGCACTACCGGATCATCAACAGGTGGATCTGGATCAGGCGGCGGAAGCGGTTACTAATCAATAAGAATAAAATGTCAGAGAAAAGAATTAAGGTCAATTCCGTTGTAAAAAATCAAGTCCCTCAATATGTAAGAGAGGACTTTCCTTTAGTAACCGAATTTTTAAAGCAATATTATATCGCACAAGAATATCAAGGTGCTCCTCTTGATTTGCTTCAAAATATTGATAAGTACGTCAAGATTGATGAAACAACAAACTTATCCACTACTGTTGGGTTGAGCACTGTTCTTCAATCATATGATGATGTAATAAATATTGACCTTTCTAAAAATCCTGCTGGAACTGAAGGATTTCCAGATTCTTATGGACTTTTGAAAATTGATGATGAGATTATAACGTATACAGGAAAAACAAAATCATCTTTCACTGGATGTGTTAGAGGATTTAGTGGTATTACGTCATATTCATCTCCCTCTAATCCAGAACAATTAGTATTTGACACTAGTGTTGGTGCTGCTCATACTTTTGGGTCCAGAGTTGAAAATTTATCAAATTTATTTTTAAAAGAGTTTTTACATAAAACAAAAACTCAACTTTTACCAGGACTTGAAGATCGTCAATTAAATTCAAATTTAGACCAAAAAGTTTTTCTTAAAAACTCAAAAGATTTTTATCTGAGTAAAGGAACTGATAGATCTTACGAAATTTTATTCAAAGCACTTTACGCAGAGAATGTAAAAATTGTAAGACCTGGTGAGTTTTTATTCACCCCTTCTAATGCTCAGTATAATGTAACAAATGATCTCGTTGTTGAATCAATTTCCGGTGATCCTGTTGATCTTGAATTGATGACTTTATTTCAGGATGCATATGAAGATCAAGAAAAAGCATATGCTCCTGTTTCTAATGTCGAAACTATAATCACTGGTACAGGACAAACATTTTATAGATTAAGTTTAGATGCTGGATATAATAAAGATATAAGAGTAGATGGATCAATTTATGGTGCATTTGGAGTTCAAGCAAAAACAAGATTAATTGGTAATGCTGGTGTTGGTCTGACTGTACTTGATGTTGATTCAACTATTGGATTTGCAACTAGTGGAGACCTGTTTGTAACATTTAATGATTCTACAACAGGAATTGTTTCGTACACTTCAAAATCAAATAATCAATTTTTTGGAGTAACTGGAGTTGGTAAAACAATTCTCGACTCAACCACTGTAGGATTAAGCACGTTTGCTTATGGTAAGTCAAATAAAAATTTTGATGAAACCATTACGGTAAGGATTAATAATGTAATTGCTGATTGTGAGCATCCTAATACGTATGAGCAAGGTATCAATGATACAATTTTAATTAAAACTTTAGGTATTGGTAATACAACATTTAAATATAAAAATTGGTATTACAATACCGCCCCATCTTACAATATCTCAGAATTTTCATTAATTGATGCCTCTGATAATACATACAGAATTTATCTTGATAAAGATCATTACTTTAAAGTTGGGGATAGATTAACCATCAATGGAAACTCCTCAGGAGACAAACCATTATCAACTGTTACTAAAATTATTACAGAGAGATCTGTATTGATAAAAGGTCAAGGGGAATTAAGTAGCAATGAGCAATTTATTGCTAAAAGATCTCTTTTAAAAGCAGAATCAAATAATTTTCCAGGATCTGCGATATATTCTGCAAACGTACAAAATTTATATAAGAAAAAATACGAAGATGATATTATTGTAGCGTCATCATCAATTCCATTTTATAATGCAAATTCCTTAAATGCAACATCTAGATCTGTAGAATTTTCTGGAACATTTGTTGGTAGTGAATTTGAAATACTTCTTACTGGAGATCATGGTTTCTACACAGGAGATGCACTATATTACACACCTGAAAAAGTTGAAGAAACTAGCACTAATAGACAAACCGGAATATCGACTACTAAAACAGTTCTTGGCAGTGCTCTTTTTGATGGTAATGATGGTGGAGAAGGTTTATATTTTGTAGAGAGAGTAACTCCTAGAAAAATTAAATTAGCTAAGAGCAGAACTGAACTTTATAATTCAAATTATATTACTCTCGCTAGTTCTACTCCAGTTACAAATAACAAATTTGATCTATATGATTTTAGGAAAAGAACTCTTGAAACACAAAAACT